ATCAGCAAGTCGTATGAATGATACTCTTATTATGTTCTATAAGGGACTAATAGCCTATCGTTCGACAAGTCCTACAATTACAAGAACAATAACAGGAACACCGTCCCCTACACTGAGTATTATTCCTATTGGCCCAGCCGCCGCTAATACGAATAATACACTCATTATTTCACTATCCATTGGATCCTTTTCATGCCTGCTCGTATTTATTATTATCTTCCAGTGTCTCTATTATCGCCGACGCCCTCCCGTTCTTTCGAGAATAGAAACCACTGTGTCTTTGACGCCCATTCTACCTCCCCAACCAGCACCTATCCGTCTAGAAGAGGAGTTACTGAATGATCCATGCGACCTATCGGCAATTACAGAGAATCCTATGCACCGTAAAAATGTTGCCATTTAATAAGGATGGGTATCAAAACCTATGTTCTCAAACCCCTCATGACAGACAAGGAAATCGAGGCCAAGGAGGGAACCTATTTTGATGGAAAGGGATTCCAGATCATCGATCACGACGCAGATGTTTATGGCCTAGTTAATGGATCCAAGCAGCTTTTAGCCAAGTTCCGCAAGGGGGTATTCTCAGAAGAGATAACAAAGAACGGCTGGGACTCTTTTTATCGCGCAGCGGCGGCCTCCAGATCCAGGGGAGCCGCCGCTGGCCCAATTAAAGCCAAGTCCAAATACTGGAAGACGCGCAAGCTCGTGGAAACGAATGGCTGGTGGGCACGCTACAGGTCTGGGAATAAGACGTCCAAGATGCGCGTGAATAATCCCGTATATTCGTCGGTGGTCGGCTACTTTGAGGCCACCCCCTTCATGAAACTCCCCTGTCGTCTCACGACCTACACCCAGAACTACTTCGATGAATACAAGCAGGGACTGCCCTTTATAGAGGCGATTGACAAGGAATTCAAGAAACTTGTGCCCCAGGCCCATAAGAAGCAGTATGCCCGCATCCACTCCACACCCACCTATCAGATCAATGACACCGCCTTTTCATCTGTCACAATCAATCGCAACTTTCGCACGGCCCTTCATAAGGATGCCGGCGACTTCAAGGATGGCTACGGGAACCTCACGGTCTTGGAACGTGGAAAATATCATGGATCTGAGACTCTTTTCCCCCAGTTCGGTGTGGGATTCAACTTGAGAACGGGCGATTTCATTGCCATGGACGTCCATCAGTGGCACTGCAATACGGAGATGTACGAGACTGCCGAGGACAAGGCGTTCAATAAGACGCTTGAGCCCATTAAATACTATAAGACAAAGACGGGAACACAGGGCGCCGAACACCCCTTTACGCGCATCTCCTTCGTCTGCTATGTCCGGGAGGACTTAAAGAACTGTGATTCGGCGGCTACAAAGGCCTACTACAAGCGTATTAAGTTTGAGGATATATAAAGGAATCGCTCATAACCATATAAGTGACATGTCCGAGCAACAGTATCAAGATAATTTACTAATCCGCAAAGCATTGGCAAATGCTTTGGAGACACGAAAGCCCGTTCTAATTGGGCGCATTTCTATTGGTGGAGAATCGGAGATCTGTAATGATTTTACGAAGAAGGAGTTTCCACAGCTCCATATCTATCAGCTTATTAATAATGCGGGAATTCTCGTCAAATCTATGGACGATATTCGTGAATATGTGTTGGCATCTTTGCGCGCCTTTCAGCATTCGACACTGATAGGTGTGTGGGCGGATCGTCAGGGTTGGCCGGCCCAAGAGTTTATCACGAAGGTTTCGAAGCGCCCCACCATTGAGGCTCAGTCGCTCGAACCCTTCTACTTTCTGGATCGGGGCCCAGGAAATAACTGGATGGAAATTCTGAGAGGGAAGCATGTCCTTGTTGTAAGCCCCTTCGCAGATACCTTTCAAAGACAGATCGATTCTGGGAATTTTGCGAAGGCCTTTGGACCAGGCTGGTTCGAAGGCACTACCTTTTCATTTATTAAACCGCCACTCACACTCGCAGGGAATCATGGAGATCGGACATGGCAACTTCATTTCAATCAGTTCCAGCGAGAATTAAGAGCGCATCTAGGTGCTAATCAGACACCTGATGTCTGTCTTGTGTCCTGCGGTGGGTATGGAATGCCGGTCTGTGATTTCTTATACACAGAGATGGGCTTGAGTGCGATGTATGTGGGGGGGGCACTCCAGCTCTTTTTTGGAGTTATTGGTGAGCGTTGGATGACAAACGCGGCAGTTCAACGCTACGTAACGGCCAATCCAGATGCATGGGTGCGGCCCTCTGAGCGACCTCCCAATCTACAGCAGGTTGAGCGCGGCTGTTATTGGTAGGCGGTTATAATCTTTTGTTTAGGCAGAGTTCTGTCATGGCGCAGTATACGATGGATATGTTTGGCTTATCGGCACCTTCCTCATTTTCAAGTGGCTATACGGCGGCATCTAGCTGGGATATATTTGACACTAGCACAATGGGATGGTCGGCGATAATTGGATACACTGTAGCAATTCTACTGATTCTTCTTGTTATCCTTCTCTTCATCAATTATACGATGATGCCGATCTTTCAGTTACAGCCAGGGGGATCTGGATTTATCCCTATACCCTATATGGATTCAAATCAGAACTTCTGGCCGCCTCAGAAAACACCCTATATTGTCCCTGATTTCAGTAATTGTATTGTGAATCAGACCATGACGCGCGTATCTACAGGCAGTGCATCTATGGCATCCAATTGGTCTATGTCTCTTGATATTTCAATCATGAATCCACAGTCAATAATTACGGTGAATGGTGTTCCAGGATTTCGGCTGCTCTTTAGTCGAGCAGCACCCACAGGAAGAGATTTAGACAAGGATAAAAAACAAGATGGATCTATTACGGCAGTCATTAAAGATTATAATATAGCAATAGGTCTTCTTCCTGATACAAATGACCTTCTTGTATCCGTTATGAATTCTGCCGGCAATGCTGAAAATATATTTATTGGTAATGTTCCGACTCAAACCCCTTTTCGTATTGGTGTAGTTATCATGGATAGTGCGTTTGAAGTCTATATGAATGGAAAACTCACAAAGACACGAAAAATGGCTCAGCCGGTTAAATCAATGCCATCTAATATTACTCCAGTCTTTCAAGGACCTCTTAATTCACAGACCTATCAAATTGCTCGCGTTGGCAATCTGATCCTCTGGCCTCAGGTGGTGACGCCATCTATCATGAAATATGCGGAGCCAAAATTAATGGCAGCAGTTCCAGCTATGGATAATTTAAATGCATCCGCTGGTCTATCTTGTGGAGGGGATCTAACAGATTCTATAGAGTCTAGTCTTGGATTTGGACTCGCAGGACTTGAATCTGGACTGTCAGGTATTTCTACAGATACTATTGCGAATCGTATGGGTTCACAACAGACCGCGCAAACACAGGAAGTTCAGGATGCTCTTTTAGCACTTAAAAATGCTGCAGAATCATCCGGATAGTGATTGTTATAAACAGTGTAATAAATAATCAATAATAATAGGGAATGGACTTGTTGTCGACATATAGTGGATTTGGATATGCTGAATCAGTTGGAATACCTAGTTATGTGCTTTGGCCTATGATAATCTTTATTTTGCTGTTTATTGTGTTTGTAGTCATGCTATACACGAATCAAAATCCTGGGATTCAGGACTATATGCCCGATATGGTTCAACTCAATAAGGCAAATTATCCCCTTGGCTCGAATCAGGCTCAACAGATTTTATTCTCAGGATCCGGTGCGACTATTGCGGGCCTCTTTAATGTGACGATTGGTGATCGCACAAATCAGACAACCGCTAATAACTACACAACCCTATTCGGCGTTCGTGGATCCATAGAGTTTCAACTAGCTCCTGCGTCTGTTTCTACAACAGATAGTACAGCACGGCTCCTTATTGCGAGTCAAGCGGGTGCTGAGGTAGTGTCTCTCCCTCCCTTACCGGCTCAGAAATGGGTCTTTATTGCTGTCCTACGTGATGGGAGGCGATTTGATGTCTTATATAATGATCGTATTGTAGGAAGTCATCGCCTGGATTCCTTTCCGAATGTTGGCATTCAGAATCAGTTCCAAGTAGGCTCGGATCCTCGAACATCTACTGCCCCAGCGCGGTTCCTCGGGCAAGCAATCCATTTGTTTGCTATCAATTCTCGTATGTCTCCCGCGGATCTTGCTATTCTAAGAGCAAAATATGTGGATACAACGGGAGCGCCTCCAGATCCTATACCATTCCCTTTTCCTCTTACATTGCCTAGCTTACAAACCCTGTGTATTCCCGGTATTCCCTGTAAGCCCGTTAATAAGCCACCCCCCAATCATTTACAGGCCTGGAGTAGTCCATATGCTTAGATTGCTGGTAGTATTTTAAATATTGGCTTATGACAGAATTATGGCGGACGCTCCTAAATCAATTATACAGATAATTATTTTGATACTGGGTTTAATTGGCTTATATTATCTATATAAGTATCTCTTTTCATCTAGTCAGTCAGCGGCCATTATTATTCAGGGCAAGCAAAATGCGACTAGTTATGGCCCTAGAAAAATAGAAACCAATTTGATTCCGCCAATTTATATGGGCGGTGAATTCTCTGTTTCAACGTGGATCAATGTCAATAATTGGGGCATCCGATCTGGTGCCAATAAATCCATTCTTCGTATCGGCGGAAACAATTTTGATACTATTCGCATTTATTTGGGGGCTGTTGCCGCCCAGCTAATGGTTCGTTTTGACACCAAACAAGGGTCCTCCTCTACGGCATCAAATGATCGTTTGGCAATCAGCGATAATGTTCTGTCCCAGCCAGCCACGAGTATGATGCCCGAGACCTATTCGTCTCTGACCGGCAATGGCGCGACAGCCTCAAATGCGTGTGATATTCTCCAGATCGACATGCAGCGATGGGTTCATTTGGTGGTGGCTGTAAATGGTATGACTTGCGATGTCTATCTTGATGGAAAGCTAGCTCGCAGTTGTATATTGGATAACTATTATAATGTCGACCCGAATTATTCTGTGAATATTTTGGATGATGGTAAGGGAGGCGCAGGAGGCTTTGGTGGCGCAATCTCTACAACAAAGATTTACGGACAGGCTTTGGGCCCCGATGCGGTCTATCAGGACTATATGGCTGGACCTGAGCCTGTTACAAATTTCTTAGAGTATATTGTATCTTTCTTTCAGCCATCCGCTGCCTATTAATTACAATAGGATAGTTACAATCTAAAAATTTATTAATAATGGTATTTTTATTATTAATAAATTACGCTATAATCTAATAGAGTGAGATGAACAGCGCATCGGCATCATTAGGCTTTGGATCCTCATCCAACTATATTACAGAAATTATTACAGGGTTAGTTGCTGCCATCGTCCTATACGTTGTTCTTGGTTCTATGGAACTTCTTTCAAACTATATGAATCGTTTGGATGCGAATCGTGTCGAGTTATTACCTGATACGTATTCTATGGATTCAAGAATGATACAGATTCCCCAGAATCCAAACCTTCCCACGGCAAAAACGGCGACCCTTTCGAGTAATGAAAGCACGGGTATTGAATTTAGTTATAGCTTCTTTCTGAAGGTACCTCAACAGGCATTTTCAGATGGTATAGGTCTCCGCCATATCTTTCACAAGGGAAGCCCCAGTCAGTTCCCCCTCCTCGGTCCCGGTGTCTACATGAATAATAATATTAATACACTTCGCATCTACATGAATACATATGATACATGGAATAATTACGTGGAAGTACCAAACTTTCCCATTGGCAAATGGTGCCATGTAGTGATTGTATGTCGTTCTATGCATTTGGAGATTTATGTGAATGGCAATATTGCTAGTCGCCTGGGATTTGATATTGCTCCCCCCTACCAAAACTACGGAGATATCTATGCGTTCTCGGGTCAGAAACCCAGCGCACCTTCATCATCGCTTCCAAGTTTAAATAGCGATAAGACCTTTGAAATCAAAGGGGCCTGTCAGGGTCAACTCAGTCGTTTGCTCTATTTTAACTATGCACTTAGTTATTCTGAGATTAATACACTGATGAACCAGGGCCCTAGTTCTAAGATGGATTCGATGGATGATACAAAATCAACAACCTATTTAACAGATAATTGGTGGACGGCAGATTTCACCCAATAGCACTTTAAATAGCTCTGCTATTTAAAGCGCCCAAATATGCTTTAATTGGCAGAAATGATTAAAGCGCCTTTATACCAAAGGGCTATTCGCCCGTTGGTATAAAGAATATAATACCATAAGACAATTAGCGATGCCAGGAGGAGGACTCTATGTACTTGTGGCCTACGGAGCACAGAACGTGCTTCTTAGCGGCAATCCCGACTTCACCTACTTCTACAAAAACTACAAAAAATACACACACTTCTCCGAGGAGTCTGTGACACAGCCCATGGATGGCACCCAAGAACTCTCCATCGACCAGCCCATCCAAGTTCGTCTCAAGGTTCAGCGTGTAGCTGATCTTGTCCGCGACATGTATCTTGTAGTTAATTTGCCCGATATCTTCTGTAAGTGGCTCAATCTTAATGATCCTACGATAAATCGCAGATCTCAGTTGAATTTCAATTGGACTCGCTATATCGGCTGTCGCCTTATTCGACAGATCGCATTCTATATCGGCGGTCAGAAAATCCAGGAGTTCGACGGAACCTACATGATCGCCAAGGCCCAAGCAGATCTTTCCAATACGAATCTCCAGAAGTGGCGGCGGCTCATCGGTGATGTCCCCGAACTCTATGATCCCGCTGCTGGCATCTATGCCGGCGGCAGTGCCTCCGCCGGCTATCCCCTGGTCTATCCCGATGTATCAGGAGGGAACATCAATCGCCCCTCCATTTTCGGCCAGGAACTCATGATTCCTCTACCCTTCTGGTTCACAGAGGCAACCTTTAATGCGCTCCCCCTCCTCTCCCTCCAATACCAAGAGTGCGAAGTCCAGATCACCTTCAACCCTATCAATCAACTCTATCAGGTTCTCGATGCAAACGGACAGGTGGTTGCCCCCGGCTTTATTCAACTACCTCCTCTGATAACTGAGCCCACGAATCCCTCCTATATTCAGTCCAATTCACCCTTTGATGGAATTGGCAACTTCCTGACGGACTGGACGGTGGCGCCCCCCCTTATTCCAACATGGCAGCTCAATCCGCGCATCCAGTCCACCTACATCTATTTAACAGACGAGGAGCGCCAACATTTTGCTGCCACACCCCTTCAATATGTGGTTCGCCAAGTCACCCCCTATGTCTTTAATGGGCTCCTGGGCCGCCAACTGGTCGAACTGAGGACACACAATCCCATAAATCGTCTCTTTATTGTTCCGAGCCGCTCCGACTCCCTCATGTTTCGCAATGATGTAGCGAACTGGACGAACTGGCCTCTTGCCAATAAAACACCCTACATTCCACCGGCAACTCTGTATCCGCCCTTTGTTGTTGCGGCAGAGGCCACCGGTCGTCTTATCCAAGTGGCAGGTCAGCGACCCATTCTTCGAACGCTACGGCTCCTGGGCGATGGCAATGAGCTTCAGGAGGAGAAACCTATCCAGTATTATACGGACGTGGTAGCTTGGAAGTATCTCGATGGCCGCCCCGATCCCAATCTCATTGTGTATCCCTTTGGACTTCATACACCAGGGACCCAGCCCGACGGATCCCTCAATTCGAGTCGCGTGCGCCTTCTCCAGGCAGATCTCAACCCCTATCCGTTACTTGCCGACACATATTACTCCTATAATTTCACAATCTATGTCGAAAATATCAATTGGGTCACTATCAGCTCTGGTTTGGGCGGATTGAAGTACGCACTGTAAATTGTAGACAATTAACTTTGAAACGAAACCATAGAGAAATGGATACGGTCGGTCCTATCCTACAAACAGGGATCAATTATGTCAAGCAATTAAATCCGATGAATTCCTCTTTTCTAAGATCGGTGCCAGGTGTTTCCTATGTGTTGGGACCAGAAGAAGCGTTTGATGATCCTAGCGGAGATGTCAGTGGTAATATATTAGGCAATTTACCAATTGATACTAGCACTAATAACGCTGCTCCAAGTGGATCGGTTATTGACTTGATAAATGCTGCAATTGCCGATCCTAGTACAACAAATATTCTGAATATGGTGTTAGCCCTATTATATTATATGATGATTATTCTGTTAGGTAGTTTTATAGCGAATGATCTTATCTTTGCTCATTGGACTGTCCGTCTCTTTTCCTTTTCATTTTTCATGTTCTTAGCAATAAATACTGGGATTGCGGTAGTTCCTGTTGCGGCCTATTATATCATATCGGCATTGTACTATGCCTATTTAAATTTCCGAGATAATCCTGCGATTAAACATCCTCTAATACCTCCCCACTATGCTATGCTTCCCCTTATGACAAGTCGTGGAAATCGATTTGACTTTCTAAATCCATTCTGCTATTTTAAGCGGGGGGATGATATGAAGGATCCTGCCTATTACTTTTATAAACGTGATGAAACAGAGCGCAAGGCCTTTTTGGATTCCCTTATTCCGAACCTACAGGGACTCAAACAAAATGCAACCTATAAGTTCTCGGAACTCAATCAAAAATTCAATACATTTTACAAGGCATTAAATGAACCCTTTTTGAAAACTGGATTAACAAATGATGATAAGAAGAAGAAAGATGCTGAAACTGAAACAGCAAATATAGAACAACAACTTATGGGGGCTATTTTAAAGACGACTGGAACTAGGGCAAAGACATATATTAAATCAATCGGCAATCCCACAGGACCCACAGGATCTGTTGAAAAGCCAGGAATTATCGCAAATACTATTAGTGCTGCTAAACTGGCAATTGCCAGTATTAGCCCCACGGGTTCTATAGGGAGCACAACGGGTCCAACGGGCACCATAGAGAGTCCTGAAACAGGGGCCTCTGTCTAATAACTTAAACAACCCTATCCGTATTTATAGTAGAGAATGAAGCCCTTTGTATCTATCCTTACACCTACATATAATCGCCGCAAGTTCATTCCTGCTGCGATTCAGATGTATAAGGCGCAGACTTATCCCAAGGATCGTATGGAGTGGATTATCATCGATGATGGCACGGATAAGGTCGGTGATCTCTTCGCAGAGGCTGCGAAGACCATTCCCAATATCAAGTATATTTCACTGAATGAAAAGCTACTGATCGGACAGAAGCGTAATATGTTGAACGACAATGCCAAGGGGGATATCATGGTTGCCATGGATGATGACGACTACTATCCCCCTGAGCGTGTAGCGCACATTGTGACCCGCTTTGCCGCCCAGCCCCATATCCAGCTCGCGGGCTCTTCCGAAATGTATCTGTATTTTCGCACAGATGGTAAGATTATCAAGGCAGGCCCCTATAATCCAAACCATTGTACGAATGGAACCATGGCCTATCGTCGTGCCTATATGTTGACGCATCGCTATGATGAGAAGCAGACGCATGCGGAGGAAAAGTCATTCTTGGATGACTACAAGAATCCCATGATTCAGCTCGACCCTTTCAAAACTATTCTGGTTATGTGCCATTCAGACAATACCTTTGATAAGACAAATCTGCGCGATGCGAATAATCCCATGTTAAAGGACACCTCCATGTCTCTCAAGACCTTTATAAAGGAAAAGGGGATGCGCGATTTCTTCATGAACTGCTAGGTTCAATTGGCCTAAAGAAATTATCGCCTTAACGAATATGGAGGATTCTCTCTCGCACATTGAATGTGTATTACAAAACGCAATTAAATATGAGGATGAACGACATTCTGATATTAATAGATCACATCTTAAGACGAAGCTCTATCCGCATCAGGCGCGGATGGTGATCGCCATGCAGCAACATAAATGTAAAATGACAAACGGCTTTCTTCATGAGGGCGAATTTATAACAGGAGCCCTTGGGATTATCGCGGATCCCCCAGGGACAGGCAAGACCCTCGCTGTTCTCGCATACTTAGGACTTAAAGAGGGTCCGGCCAAGCCCACCTTCGGTCTCCTCAACACGACCTCGAACCGATACTTTGCGTCACATGAGGGTGTCATGTCACATGATATCTCCACTATAAATGTTGTTATTGTGCCCCCCTCTCTTCTTCAACAATGGGAACAGGAGATAAAGACGCATACATATCTCAATGCCTTTGTAGTATCGAATCGACGAACACTTAATAACTGGAATAGCTACACACAACTAAGAAATAGCGATTTTATCCTGACTACGAGTCGAATGTGGCACGATACCTATCAGTATACTCAACGACATAGAATCGCATGGAACAATCTCTTTATTGACGAGGCTGCCAATATCTATTTTTGTCCCCAGGAAGGCATTCCAACATTTGGATTCGCCTGGCTTATCTCATCCAATTGGCTTGCTCTCCAGTTCCGCAATCAGCATCTAAATCAGCGACATCTCCAGTCAGCTATAAATCATTTCCGCGACATATCGGATAATAACACATATTTTTGTGCCACGGAATCCAGTGTGTTCTATAGGCAGCTTATTCCATGGAGCCACCCATTTCGCTACCTCCTAGTTCTCAGGAACGATTCGAAGACAGACTATCCTTATCCATCTCTTATTCAGTCTGATATATTGTGTCGTCCACAGTATACCTTGATTAATTTACCCCAACAAATTCTTGGAACAAATTACAGCGGGCTTACTCATGAAAAAATATCCTCTATTTTTGCAGCCCTTAACTTAGAATACTATACAATTAACACAATGAAGCAGATCTATCAACGTGCTGATCTGATTGACTCGAAGTTGAAGGATGACTGTGTTATCTGCCTAGAACAACCTAGATTGCACACTATGTTGCCATGCTGCATGAATCTGTTCTGTGGAGCCTGTATTCTCCGACAACTTATTATGAGCGGCCAATGCCCGACCTGTAGGGCACCTATCTCCCTTCCAAGCCTTCATCCTCTCCAATTAGATCAGCCCTCTTCTGAGAATCAAATTATTCTCAGAACAAAACAGGATACCTGTGTAGACTATATACGCCGACATAGTGATATAAGTAGTAATTCCTTCTTAGTATATACACTCTATGAGAACACATATTTTCAGATCGAAGGAAAGCTCCGAGACCTAGGAATTAAGAGTGACTATATAGAGCAGTCAAATAGAGGCAATAAAGCAGTTGCCAATTTTAATAGCAGACATACAAAGGTCCTTTTTATTTCGAATATTGATGCGGTACGGGGACTCACCCTAAAAGCAACACATTTGATCCTTTTTTACGCAATACCCTCTTACGAACGGGAGCAAATTCTGCTCCACTCGATGCAGCGGGTGGGAGTATCGGGTCCTCAGCACTTGGTCCATTTGACAGCAACACTTGATTAAAGGAACTAGGAGTACTTAAAGGCGTAGGGTTTAAAGGTAGTCCAAGCGTCTCCTTGAGTTTCCCCGTTTGATATGTCGCCCAGTGGGCCACGCATCGAAAGGGCACCTTTTCGTCATTTGAAACACGATTCATCTCCTTCCAGGAATTGAAAAGTGCGGATTGCTTTGTAAGCACCTGTGTATATACGAGTTCATTAAAATTTGGAATGACATCGGGTTTCGGATAGTCTTGAAGGAGAATATTGGGATACTTGAGCTTCAAGTGATACGAGAGTGGCAGCAAGTTCCAGCATTGATGAAAGAAGGCCCAGAAATCGGCACGATCCGACCAGCGAATATACTCTAGGATGCGCTCATAGAGTTCAAAGGGGGCTTTTTGTAGGAACAGGGGGAGATTCTGGTGAAACAGGAGGCCAGCAAGATTGGCATCCTTGGTTTCAAGATCTAGTTCATCCGATAGGCCCCATTTCTCGAAGAGAGTAAACCAGGCAGCACGAATAGCAATATGAATGTTCTTATCTAGGTCATCCTGTTTATTCTGTTCATACGCATCCTTTGTTCCCTCACAAAGAAGCCCTTGGCTAACCTTTCGTATATCTCCAAGACGGTAGAGGGATTCTGAAATAGGGACCTTATAGAACTGATCGAGCGCATCCTTCTTTGGCATTGATACATAGCGAACTAGACAGTGCTTCAAGAGCTGCTGCATGACACGACCCTCCATGACATTACAAATAAGGAAGAGGGGCGCATCGTCCTTGAAGGATCTCTTGGACTTGAGATAGTCCAAGAGTTCTTGGAGGCCCCCCTTTTCTCCCTGTGATAGACCATCCATTTCATCCAATAGGATGGCACGGCCGTTCGGTGTGGAGGGATGGATAAGAGCGGATATGCCGGGCTCCACAAGCAGAGGAAGAATTGTTTGACGAAAGGAAGACCCTGTTCGTGTATGAGAGGCATTGAATTCTTGAATCCAGAACTTGGCTACCTTACAGATACGATAGACCATAGTGGTCTTGCCGATTCCTGGACTTCCAATAAGGAGGAAGGCTGGATGGGATCGTTCTGCTAACCATTTCAACATGGCTTCTTCAATTTCAGGATGAAGACACGCTGTTTCCTGTTCTGCTTGGCTGGAGCGCATTCTTTATTGGTATGGAGTTCTGGATACTTAGGTTGCTAACAAGACCCAGATCCTGCTATTCCCATTCCAGATGTAACGGAGCCCTTGCTATTTAGACAGTTTTGTCCGTCATAGATACCTTCCCATGTCAGACCGGCATTTTCGAGACGTTTACAGAGAGCAGCAGGTGTTTCTCCCATGACTTGTGTGGGAAAGAAGCCAAATTGGGAATAGGAAGCAGCACCATTTGATTCATTTGTAGAGGCTGTTATGGGCTGTGTAGGCGCATTCGTCCAACTAGGTAATCCCGAGGCACCTAACATTTTAAATCCCCCATTTTTACTGATGCCAATTCTATCAACACAACCTGTAATTTTAGTATTTTTTATATTATAGGCTGTCAGGAAATCGGGGCAGCTATTAATGGCAGGAGGCCAATTCTCCGTAGATGTTTTTTTGTAGGGTCCATCAGAACTGAACCATCGAATACCGTATACTAGGAAGATATAGAGTGATAGTGGGACAAATATTGCTAATAGTAAGTTCTGTCCTTGACTATTGGCATATGAAACAACCCCCGCTTCGATTATAATAGCAGCAATGACATATATAAATAGCTTTATATTGAAATTACCAAAAATAGTTTGACTTGCGCCACTGCTACTATTAATGGTCGCTGTGCTGCTACTGATACCCATTCCTCTATTAGATCTGTGCGGAATTTATTCAAACGTGTATATGATACAAGATATTTTGATATTTTGTATTATATATAGTTGGCAAAGCCGACTATAGATTCTATAACCTAGTTTTGCTAGGTCATTTACCCGTTCTAGTCGGCTTTGCCGACTAGAAGTCGGTTTGCGGTTTAGCTTAGCTAAACCGCTCACCCGTAGCGAACAAGACCACTGCGTGGTCTTGTACCTAGGGACTAAACTGTCTCGCCTAGCGAGACAGTTTACCCGTAGCGAACAGGCGGACAAAGTCCGCCGCTTCACTGAGGATATCTGCTGCCTAACTTTAGTTAGGCAGCTTATCCGTAGCGAATTAAGCCCTGAGCGATACCCAGACCACGAGCACCTGTTTCGAAGTAGAATGCACCAAATCCGTTGTCGATGATAGTAGATGTCGCGGGGCTGCCTGTAACACCACCTGCGGATGGTTCCCAGACACCTGACGTATTAGATGTGGTCCACCCGCTCTGGCCGTTGGCATCGAGCGTCAATAGCTGAACACGACGGAATGTGCGCCCGGAGCTAATAATGGTCTTCCCCATGTCGCGGAAGAGAGCGGTTGTCCCAGAAGCATCCAGTGTGAACTGGCTGGGAGGGATATTAGACTTAGTAAAATAACCTGCTGCGGCACCAGATACATAGGATGTTGTGGAAGCAGCGGAATCGGCATTGAAAATATTGAGGTTGAGGCCAGTTGCGGCACTAAGAGGGATAAAATACTGGGAATCGGAAGAAATTTGCTTCAGGAAACGAGTGACAGAGGACATTTGTTTTTCTAAATACAGTGAAGAAAATATTTATCAGTTTGTAAAACTAATTGATAAATATTGTACCGTAGGAAAATACGCAGGAGGTTGGCTGAAGCGAACAGGCGGACTTTGTTCGCCGCTTCACTGAGGGTCTATAACCTAGCGAACAGGCTCTTAGCCAGCCGCTTAACCGTAGCGAACAGGCTCTTAGCCAGCCGCTTAACCGTAGCGAACAGGCGGACTTTGTTCGCCGCTTCACTGAGGGTCTATAACCTAGCAAAGCTAGGTTATTTACCCGTAGCGAACCAGACCCTGAGCAATACCCAGACCCCCAGCACCCGTCTCGTAGTAGAAGGTGCCGAAGGAAGAGGATGTGCCAGCAACACCAGGAGCACCAATGACACCCCCTGTCGATGGCTTCCAAACACCTGCCGTATTAGAGGTGGTCCATCCGGAATTGCCGCCCGCTCCCGTCGCAGGGGTGCCGTCAAGGACCAAGAGCTGAATGCCACGGAATGTGCGGCCAGAGCTGACAAGGGTCTCCCCCATGTCGCGGAAGATCAGAGTACCACCAGAGGCATCAGGTAACGTGGTGGTAACGTTGGACTGGTTGAAGTGACCGGCCAAGGCACCCGACACATAGGAGGTGGTGGAGGCATTGGTATCTGCGACCAAATAGGACAGACGCTGGGTAGCGAGAAGACTGATAAAGTACTGGCCATCAGTAGGGATTTGCTTTGTGCGGGCAAGGATGGAGGTCATTTGTATATTCATACCTAAGAATAAAAAATGATACAGATTCAGAAATGGCGACTCAACATCCCTCCGACTTTCAACTACCTTATACCTCATACGCACTCAATGGAGAGAATGGCCGTATAAACTTCTCGACCGTTACAGGAGGTCTAGAGGGTGCCGGTGGATCCTTCAATGTTCCAGGATTCAGCTATGGTAAAAAAGCGGAAGCAAACTTTGTGGGAGATATGCTCCGGGGAAATATGACTCCTTCGGAGGTTGCGATGGCTTTTTTCACGACATGCAATGTCGAGCTTCTTCAGGAGGCGATCCGTAGAGAAGTCTACACTCGTTCGGGGCCGAAGAAATATGTTATTGACGATCAAGATATTGATGAACTTAAGATGATAATGCGCGGAATGTATTATCAATATGCTAAAAATAATACATTCGACATTGCCGGTCAGGTCAAGGAACTGAATCGACTTGTGATCGATTGGTCCGCGCCCCGTATACTCAGTGAGATCGATCATTATCATTACTATTTAAATGACATCAGTCACTTGCCTGTTCCCTTGATGCAGCCAGTAAATATGTCCTCCGCCGGTGCCAAGTCATTGCCGTTTCAGCCCTTCATGTAGGGGACATCGAGGTCGGCTACGCCGACCTCGCCTCCCCTATGACCCCTGTCCTTGTGAATCTTTTGTAAAACTAATAGGTGTTTGGCCTTGGTATATGTGCTAGGCCTTGGCCTTCTTCACAATCTTCACTGTCGTCTTAGCGCCCGCCTTTCGGCCCTTCTTTGCCACAGCAGCATCCCCTCCTTCGCCCTTCATCTCTTCCTCCCGCATTTCCTTATACAAGCCCCAGGCCTCCGTAAAGTCCTCCAGATCCTTGAGCCACATCGCAGCCGGTGTGGCCGTCTCCAGCACTCTCATCTCCGCCCTCTTATTCGCCACATCTCGCTCCAACACCTCAATCTCCTCCTTCGTGACCTTATCCATAGGTAGTTTCACTACGTATCGATAGGACTCATACTCCTCTGGCTTCTCTTGGTTGGAGAGCGGAGGAATTCCACACGTCTGGAGCATCTTGACGATCTCCTCCTTGGTCTTTCGCATCATCACTATCCGTCCATCTAAGACCGCCTGGATAAAGGCACGCTTTGCCTCAAGCTCCGTTGCCTCCTTTAGCAGGTGCTCCAGCTGCTTGAGTCGCCTCTGCTCATACGCCGGCAGCCTCTGCTTCACAAAGGCCTCCAGAATATCTCCAATGGTCTCGTATTTTCGCATGGTAAATTCCGCATCGAAGCAGTGCATATTGGATGTCTTCCAGGATGTCACCAGTTTGAAGTTCTTCTCGAACACCTCTGGCTTCTCCAGGGCCTCATCGAAGCCCTCCTCCGTCATGTAGAGCACGAACTTGATCTTCACGCCCACCGATAGGTCATCGAAGTTCTTCAGGCCAAAGGGGGCTACATCCTTGATAAGCAGGCCATCCAAGAAGGCCTTGTAGGGCTTCGTCCAGGTCCCCACCGGCAGCTCATCCACTGTGATGATCTTCTTCTCCTCATCGAACGTATAGGTACCACGCGTCCACCAGGTGTTTCCATCGATGCGCTTCAAGAGTCCCTTGAAGCCGAACCACCAAGGATCCAGCTCCCTGCCCGCCAAGGTCGTCAGGGAGCCATTCAGACGATGCTGGAGCAGCTTCAGAATGTCGTCCGGATTGTGCGGAGGAATATCGGTCGAATAGCCCGTGCCGATCCCCACGGAACCATTGATCGCCAGAAGAGGCACGACGGGCAGATAATACTCGGGCTCCACCTTCTCTCCATCGTCCTCCATGGCCTTCAGCAGAATTTGGTCCTCCTTACGAAAGAGCACATCCACAATGGGCTCCAAGTGGGTATGAATATATCTTGGACTTGCTGCGTCCTTGCCGCCCTCCAGCCTGGAGCCAAACTGGCCGATGGGCTTGAGGAAGTGAAGATTGTTCGAGCCCATGAAGTTCTGGGCCATTCCCACGATGGTGGAGTTCAGGGATGCCTCGCCATGGTGATAGGCCGCATGCTCGGATACATACCCTGTTAACTGAGCTACGCGAATCTCTTGTCGTAGGCCGCGCTTAAAGGACCCATAGAGGATCTTGCGCTGACTCGGCTTCAAGCCGTCCATCAGGTGGGGAATGGAGCGGATATTGTCGGCGTGGCTGAAGTGGATGAGCTGGCCGTCCACGAACCCCTTGAAGGTCGCCTTGCCTTCCGCAACGGGCATGACCTTCTCGGGCTCGTATTTCTTCAGCCACTCCTTGCGCTCATCGGACTGATCCTTGCCAAAGGCTAAGATCAGCGAATCCCCCGACGGCTTGCCTTCCCATTCGTATTTGATCTCATGGAGATCGCGGAACCACTCTCTCGCTTCTGCTGGAGTAGACGTCCCTAGCCCCTTATAGTATTTGATGTGCCAGCCGCTCAGAGAATGAGTATCCTTCCACGCAGTATACTCCTGCATCCTATAGAAGGGCACCACTGTGCCGGCTCTGGACGCCTTAAGTAGGGGGGTCGATAAGGTACAGATGTAGCCGAGCTCCAGCAGCTGCGGCCACTCGGCATGGAACATATTCATGACGAGCCCTTTGATATGCGAGCCATCGTCATCTTCATCTGCCATAATCATGACGCGGCCGTAGCGAAGCTCCTTTGTTGTGCGATAGACCTTACGTTGTTCGAGTCCCAGGATCTTCTTGATGGCAGTCAGTTCCGCATTGGCATTGAACTTCTGGACGCTGATCTCGCGCACATTGAGCGGCTTACCTCGCAAGGGAAAGACGCCCCAGAATTCGCGGCCAACGACCTCAAGACCCGCAATGGCCGAGGCGGCAGCTGAATCTCCCTCCGTCAGAATCAGGGTACACTTGTCACTCTGGGCCGTGCCGGCATAGAAGGCATCATCGCACTTGGGGACACCACGCAGCGTCTTCTTCTTGGCCCCGTCCGTCTTCTTGGCATCGCGGGCCGATCGCGCCTCCAGAACCATCTTGGCCTCCTCCAATAAACCCAGTTTCATGAGTCCCTCCACGAGCTTCCCGCCGAACTTGGGGCTCGAGCCGAACTTCTTGACATCGGTCGTCAAGTAGTCCTTGGTCTGCGAGGCGAACGTAGGATTGACAATAGTCGCATTGACGAAGAAGACCACATGGTCCTTGAGCTGACCGGGCTTGATCTCAACCTTCTTCTTCTTGGCCGCCTCCGCGAAATCCGTTAGCACATTGCGACTGACATAGTCGACATGCTTACCACCTTTTCGTGTTTGAATGCCGTTCACGAAGCTGATCTGCTTCTCATCCTTCAGTCCCTCTTCCTCCGAATAGAGGTGGCGACTAAGGACGCAGCCGACTTCCCAACGGGGGCCGCAGTTCTCATAGCAGAAGCCGGTCACTCCGTCCTTCAGGAAGAGCTTCATGTATTTTTCGAAGGTATTGACGGCAATGGGCGCGCCATTCCAGTAGACCTTGACGGTGGATCCCACCATGGCGGCAAGTTCATACGCCCTCGTCTGAAAGACAGCCATCATGTCTTCCGTAAAGTTTCCATCCTCCGTAAAGGCCCCCTTGAACCGCGCAGCATCGGGACTGAAGCTGATCTTGACATAGCCCTTGGTTCCTGCTGCCTTGCGAATGGAGGGCTTGCCCTTAACGCTCATATTTGCCGACCAGGTCTGTGTATATTTCTTCCCTGAGGCGGGATGCTGGGTCTCCACCGTGAATTCCGTGGAGAAGATATTTGCGAGCTTCGCACCATATCCATTCTTGCCACCGACAATGCGCTCCTCGCCCTCCTTGTAATTGGAAGAGGTCAGAAGGCGACCAAAGACGAGCTCGGGAATATGGCACTTCTCCTTGGGGTGTTCCTCGGTAGAAATGCCGTCGCCGTCGTTCTCCACCGTGATTGTCCCATCCTTGACCGTGATGTCGATGCGCTTCACGGGCAACCTGACGCCCTCTTCCGCGGTCGAGGCACGGACAAAGGCATCACGGGCATTGACAACGACCTCATCATAGATCTTGTAGAGGCCTGGATTGAACTCCAAGGACTTAAAGACTATCTTGGTGCTCCCCTCATCCAAGACCCATTGTTGATCCTCGCCGGTTGTTACAGCCCCAATATAGGTATCAGGGAGCTTGAGGACATGTGCCTCGTGACTGAGCTGTTCGTATTCTTCGGCCATGTTTTAGTGTTTGATTCAAGCGCTTTAGGCCATCAAATTTATGCCGGCGATATAGTAGGGTGTCATGAAATGGCCTGATTATAGCAAGCATAGGCCACTCTTTACGGATGGCTTCAATTCCTTCTGGCATGTAGTCTTCGGTATTCTAGCTACCGAATTCAAAATCATCATACCGCTATTTATCGCATATCAGTTCTTAGATATCTATGAAAAGAATGTCTGGATTGACATTGGGGAATTCACTATTGGATTTGTTGCTACCTATATTTTATCATTTTTGTTCCGACCAAAATTCATGCGCTACTAATAGGGATGTCTGTCAATCAAATCGCATCATATGTGAATGCTCCATTGGTGCAACCGGCAGTAAGTTCTGGATATGACCTTTTAGCACCAAATCAGATGATGATTCGGCCGAAGATTGGTGGAAGGAGACGCACTCGGCGTAAGGCGAAGAAGTCGAGGAAGCAGAGAGGACGAAAACAACAAAAGCAACAAAGACAACAAAAACAGAGTGGAGGATTCTTGCCGTCGATTGGTGAGCCGTTCGTGGCAGCCGTTAGCAAGTATATCGCGCCAATTGCGCTTTATGGCATCTATAAGTTTATCAATGGAGCCAAGACTCGCAAGGCAAGGAAATAGGGCTCTTAGTAAATACTAAGTAGATTAAATACATAATCGATGTGTGGCTTTAGCCACACATCTATCATTTAACTCTATGGTTGGATACGAAGAGTATCCAACCATAGTGCGTTTGTCCGGCATTTGTGATAAAGGGAGCACCGTTAAATTCGACATCTATGTAAATGGATGCGTGTATGGCATTTGTTGCCGGCGCAGCAGGGAAATTATATGACGATGGTGTGGATATGAAATATATAACGAACCAATATCATATAAAAATTCTGGAGACGCTACAATGTATGTTGTTAGGCGCAATATCTATAAATAGCTTTACATTTACAGTTATAAATTTAATTATAAATTTATTGAATTATATATCGAATGGTGCAGCCTGGTCTGCACCATTCGAATCATCCCTATTAGTTGTATTTCCAATCTTCTTATTTTTAAGTATTGGATCACGAGAATATTTAACGGTTCCTGATATGATAGTGGCCGTTTATTTAGCCGCAATTCTCTTTTTTGAACCATTCTTTATAAAGGAAGAAACGAGTCCAAGAAAATTTATTGGTCGATTCGTTGGAACACTTATAATGATATGTATTTCAATGATACCACTTGGATTAAGTAATGGAATCTATTTCACATTATTATACTGTATTGGTTATGGAGTAGCGTCATCCATATATCAAGGATATTCTATATCTCATATGAGTCTGGGCGACTTTATAGATGAACTTATTACGGGTATTCAACATTTTTTTGATCCGATCTAAGATCTGTTTAAATAATTCCATGGCTGTTCTTCGCATCCAACCAATATCTGTTTACAATCTCAAGTTAAATACATAATCGATGTGTGGCTTTAGCCACACATCCATCATTTATTCTTGGAGTTGGATGCGAAGAGCATCCAACTCCAGTGCGTTTCAAACCACCCCTCTTCCGATTCCGGCAGACATCAAACATATCCGAGTGCGTAAAATTCGAATAGGCCTAAAGCCCGACAGAATGAAATCCTCAGATGAGTTCCACCAACGGTAAGACAAACGCGAATGGAAATCTGTTCGAGATTCGCACGGTCCAGTCGGGCGCCTTTCGCACCTTGATCGAGGGTCTGAAGGAGATTCTGGCAGAGGCCAACATCGAGTTCGATTCAAATGGCATCAAGATCATCGATGTTGATGAGACCCATGTAGTTCTGACATATCTGAAGCTCAATGCCGATAAGTTCGAGTATTTCTTCTGCCCGAACAAGTTCATTCTCGGCGTGAATATGATCTATCTCTTCAAGCTCATCAAGACCCTCTCCAATACGGATTCTCTGACGCTCTTTCTACCGGCATCCAATCCGAACAAGCTCGGTATCCGGGCAGAGAATGCCGAGAAGCAGACGACGAATACATGGATGATGAAGCTCTTCGACACGAATGTGGATAACATTGAGATGCCGAATATTCAATTTACTTCGATTATTAACATGCCGAGTTGTGACTTCCAGAAGATCTGTCGTGACTTCAATGCATTGGCGGAGAAGCTCGAGATCACCTGTTCGGGCAAGGACCTCATCTTTAAGTGTATAGGGGACTTTGTGGATGGCGAGACGGTTATTCTGTCTGAGGCGCAGACGGGGATCAAGGTCCAGAAGCTGGGAACTCCGACGGAGATCGTTCAGGGGATTTTTGAGCTCAAGTACCTGACGATGTTTACCAAGTGTACCAACCTGTGTCCTTCCATTGAGCTCTATTTGAAGAATGACTATCCATTGGTTCTGAGATACATGGTGGCGAATCTGGGGGAGATTCGGCTGGTGTTGGCGAGGCATAAACAGAAGGCTTAGCGCTCCGCGCTAAGCCTGATGTGTTCTTTTCAGGCGATGGAGTCGCCTGAAAACAAACAGAAGGCGTAGGGGGACCTCCATCCTGCGTAGCAGGACGGCCTCCTCCTTGACCCCCTGTCTATTTAGTATTTTATAGATACTATTATGCCAGATCCTCCCCCTGTTTACTAATGAGCTCCAGATCCGTGTCCGACTTATTTCGCTTCATAGAATTCATATTATTCGCTGTATATCGCTGCGTCGGATTGGTCTGAACCTGCGTAGTAGATTGCTTCGGAAAAAAGTACATGATGAGCGCCAGAATGATAATAAATATAACAGTAGCCACAATTCCTGTAATAATCAGGGGTTCCATAGAAAATAATACACCCGTTGCGAAACAGGATGCCGCCAAAAGGCCCAAAGCAATTAAACCAAGAATAGATAACATTCTTACTATAAGATTATTATCTGTGCTTTATATCCATTTATACTATCGTACAATTTTACAACATTTCATAGGAATAAGCGCGCTTTCCATATCAAGAGAGTTAATTATACAATATTCAAACAGTGTTTCGAAAAGTTGAATCTCTGGAGCATAAGTCCACATATTCAAGTCATCTGGTGGGTAGGTTTTATCTAATTGACATAACAAATTAACAGGTGTATGTGTTCTTGAATCAAACTTATATTTGCCATATTTATGTAGCATAGTATTACAATATACATTCATTATATTTTTTTTACCAACAGCAAAATGATCGTGTGATGTAACAATCTCTTGCTTAGGATTATTCTCAAATGTTTTTAAAATATCCATAATATTCACGGAAAATATACAATCCCATCGCATTCGTATAATCCAATCACAGTCACATGAATCATTTTTAAATAAATTATAGGCATCTAATAATCTATGATACTGAAGGATACTTGTAGGATATCTACGATAATTCTCAGGATTAGGATAGGTATTATATATATTTAAAAAATGTGATGAATTGGGTATATGAGTCTTAATTGGTTTCAAATAGTAATTGGTTTTCATTAAATGAATATTTGATATATGTTCCCTTCCGAAATAGCTAATTGTATTTTCCAAATGTATATCGTCTGTTGATATATAGATTGTATAATCATATTGTTTTTTAAATTCTTCTGTAAATATGAAGGTAGATAAACTAGTAAGTATATCTGAATTAGGGTTTTTATTAAATGATAATGGATTACATCTAGATTCACCACATAGCAGAAATACTACTTTTTGCTTTAACATATTTCTGATATTGCATCTGATCTTTATACTAATGTCTATAGTAGAGGATGAGCCGATTTAGTCAAATTACATTTCATGCCCCCGATCGAAAAGATCCCGACTATGATGATATCAAGGCCGAGCAGAAGGCCCTCAAGCTCAAAGATCTAAATGACCGAGATGTTTCCGTCGGCTCCAAGGTCATGCTTCCTAATCCCAAAGAAGAAGGTCAGGTCGTCTACATTGATGGGGATCGCGTCATTGTCAAGATGGCTCCCCCCCACAGGATTGGTCGTGCAAGTGACCTCACCTGTATTCGTAAGTGCGGAAGAAAACCTGCGAAGCCAAAGGCACCCCATCCTAGGCCCGGTAAATCCGTGAGATTTGCCCCCAGCCCCTCTCGCGGTAAAACACGAAAAAATAAGACTAGGGACAGTGCCAATAATAATAGTGATCGCATGGCATTCTTATTGAAGGCCCTTGCGCTTCACAATGCCTCCCGAGGTAAAACTCGTAAATCCCGTAAATCCCGCGTAAATGAGGATTAGGCCTTACTCAATACCAACTCGACATAAGCATTCCAGCCTTTCTGGGCGATATACTGAACCTGGCGCATCGTCCAGGCATAGGAGCTGCCACTGTGTTCGTTCAAATACTTCATGTGCTTATGAATGAGGTTATATCGCTCATCCAATGAGAACATATATCCCTTGCTAGTATCGGGCTCCTCTCGCATCAGATCCACCTGTTCTGCGGCAAGCATAGCATTATACGCGTCCTCTACATACCGGCGACTATGCGCGTCGCTCATAAAGTTGAAATTTCCAGGTTCGAAGGACATACTACTGATAGTGATTTGCTAACTTAGCAAACCAAACAAATTGTCAATTTTTCTTTGGTTTGATAATCTAAATAATCCCGAACTGATAGAGGTAGTATGTATTGGGCTGTTTTCGAAACAGCCATCCTATTAGGGTTGTTCGCTGGCCTCGATAAACTTATAACGCGATCCAAGTGGAATAATCCCTATTATGCCGTTCATGCGATCCATAATGCTGCCATTGTCTACACGACCGCTCCCGATATCTATCACACCTTTACGGACCTTCATGGACTCGCCAAGTATGATACCAATTGGTTTGCCGTCCAGCTCTGTGCCGCTCTCCATCTGTATCATATTGCCCTATATTACCAAAAATTCCGCTTCGACGATTGGCTCCATCACCTTCTCATGATCGGCGTGGCGCTCCCTGTTGGCTGCTACGTTCAGGCGAATACCTTCATGGGATTCTCCCTTTTTTTTACTACAGGGCTGCCAGGTGGCATTGATTACTTCTTGCTCTTTCTGGTGCGAAATGGATATCTCAATAAATATGCTGAAAAGGATATAAATGTGTTCTTAAATGTCTGGATCAGGAGTCCAGGAACTGCCGCCATGGCCGCCCTCAGCATGGCCTCCTTTCTCTCTGCGCCAAGTACGGATCCCCTCATAACAACCCTATCTGTTATTCCGCCGCTTCTAAATTACTGGAACGGGCAGTATTTCATGCAGCAGGTGGTTGAAGATCATGCGCGATTAGGGTGGATCGATTTGGGTAGGCGATAGTAATAGCATATGCTATAAATTTGACCCTATATAACCACCTTATATCAATTATCCAATGTTTGTATCCGTGATTACCGCTACCTACAATCGCTCCAGATTTATACCGGCCCTTATCAAATGCTTCGAACAGCAGCTGTATCCGAGAGATCAGATGGAATGGCTGATCCTCGATGATAGTGATGAAGATGAATGTATACAAACCAACCAATACCTATCCGTGGTTCCTGGGGCTTATCATATCGTTTTAGCCGATAAGAAGCCGATGGGTTACAAACTGAATCAGCTCGTAAGGGAGGCAAAGGGGGATATTATTGTTGTCATGGACGATGATGATTACTATCCGCCGACTCGCATTTCGGAAGCGGTTAAGGCATTGATAGCCAATCCCGCAATAGAGATTGCTGGTTGCTCCAAGGTCTATATGTACTTTATGGATGAGGATGCTGTCTACGTTGCGGGACCGTATCATGATCGACATGCGCTTCACTGCACAATGGCCTACAAGAGAAGCTATTTATTGACGCATAGGTATGATGATGAAGAGGTGTGTGCTGTTGAAAAGGTCTTGACAAACAATTTTGAGGAACTGATGATCCAATTGGATACGAGGCAGACGATTCTGCATATAGTCCATGGATCCAATACCTATCGGAAGAAACGAGAGGTGGGGGGATTACGTAGAACAAAATATCGACCAGAACAAATAGTCATTAGTTACTAACACATTATTACATGCTATTATCTTATTTTTACTGAATAATCCAATAAAAATAAGATAGAAAATAAAATAACCAGGGGGTCCCCCACTACATCTTCTTGTCCGTGAACCTCGTGTAGACCGTCTCCTCATCCAAGACATCTGGATGGTGAATAACGAGATCCGTGTTGCTCTTGAATGCCACCCTATCCGTGTTCCAGATCTTGATGATATTGTGGGTGGTTTTAGGACTGATAGAGAGGCCATTAATGATATTCTTACTGTCCTTGGTAAGGTTGCCGATCATTGCGGCAATAGCATAGCGCACAAAGCAGGCGCCTGCTCTGGCCTTGAGGATGCGGATCGAATAGGCTCCGCCATAGACATTTTGACAGTTCTCCCAGAGAGGGGGAATGCCGTTTCGCATGAGGAAGAACATGCCGTCGGTTAGGGTGTCGACTTTTAGTTGGTTCAGAACCGCAAAGAAGTCGCGCCATGTTCTCATTTCACCAAAGCTGGTGAAGGAGGCAGGAGACCAGTCTCTGCCTTCAGAAGAGTGCCAGAAGAGGGTCCAGAACCCTGATGGAATCGGTGTATCAAGCGTATCAGTTGACATTATGGATATAATTCGCTAGGCAATTCACTCTAGCAATTGCTTAAGTTCAAATTTTATTTCCAGTATTTTTAATTACTGTTCCTCTGAAACTAGAGGCAAAACGGTTAGTTCGGCGATGAGTCCTGTCGACTCCTCTATGGGGGAGGGAGGAAGAGGTGTGTTAGGAGGTACTTCTGGTCCTGTATCTACCGTTGTCTCGACAATTGTCTCAACAGGAGCAGAAGTATCTACTGTTGTCTCGACTGGTGCCTCAACAGGGACTGGTACATCTACCGTTGTCTCAACAGGGACTGGTACATCTACTGTTGTCTCGACTGGTGCCTCAACAGGGACTGGTACATCTACAGTTGTCTCAACAGTTTTATCTACCGTTGTCTCATCAGCATCAGGAACTAAGGATGTATCGACTGCTTCTGAAAGACTAGTATCTTCCTCCTCTTCTTCTTCCTCATCCCCTTCATATTCGTCCTCCTCTTCTTCACTATCTACTGTCAGATCAGATCCATCCTGAGCTGGACCAGGCATAAGTCCAAGCCACTCATCATTGACTCCATCATTTGCCTCAAATACATGACTTTCGCCCCCACTATCAATAATATGGAGCTCGCAGTCATCTGGCCATATTCTGGATCGAATCGACCACGCATCAATAAAATGACGCACAGTAAACCCCTGATAGTCATGTATAGCCAGGTAAAAACTCTGAATGAAATCGTCGAGCACATACTCCTTTCCGTCAATAACAAGGTTCGCACTGAGCCAATCTACAGTCAGGGCATTTGGCTGAATATCCGAATAGCTCTGAATGAGGGCATTATGATAGGCATTGTAGGTGAATTGAACCCTATCACGAAACCTGCGACTAGGCATATTATAGGCACTTGAAGGCAAAGGACTGGAGTTATCGAAGAAATACCACTCATTCGAGGTGCCGTTCAAATAGTTGCAGGTGGCATGGAAGGCTTCACTGCTAGCCTCTCCTAGAACCTTAAGTCCATCAGTAACTGTGTTATATAGTCCAAGAAAATATAAATGGAGTGACATCCTATCTAGAATTCAAAGTCGATTATTGTTTAGGTTCTTCCTAATATAGCTTAATAGTCTGCTTCTTTTCCAACCATCTACCGATAGGTGCCTCAGAATCAACTTCGCCATCTTCATTGGGCTTATATACATTATTATCGGGATCCTTGTAATAGGTTTCTCCTTCGAATTCAAATTCATCTAGTTCAAGGGACTCTTCTTCTGCTTCTTCTACTTCTTCTACCTCCTCTTGTTCCTCTTTTTGAACTACAGGGGACACAGTAGGGGACACGGTAGTGGACACAGGTGTTTGTGTAGTTGTCATCTCTATATCCTGATCTTGGCTGAGATGATTCACATTCACAACAACATCTCCAAGCCCAAAGTCCACCACGGTGGATCGGTCATCTACAACAACACTGCTGCCGAGAATGATCTCATTTGTCTTGGAGGGGCCAGGCCACCCACTATCCGTGTTTTGAAAGGTCCAGGAAGCACATTGATCGTCTATAGGGACCTGATTCTGTTCTAAGCGAGAGAGGCGGCCATCAAGATCTCCGATATCTTCCGACAGGCCGGCGATTGTCTTTTGAACCTGGCGCTGATAGGCAAGTTCTAGAGCGGAGAGGCGGTGCTCTAAATGACTGCTATCGACTGGCGTTGCTGTTGGCAATTGTGGTGTTGTTGGTAATGGTGTTGCTGTAGCAACACCAACACCAACACCAACAGGTGCTAAATGCTTGACTGCGTTCAGAGCCGCAGCGAACTTACGGCTCTCCTCCTTGACCTCCGCCATGCATTTATCGATGGATTGTTGAACGGATTTTATAAAGGCTTCTGTAATGGCAGTTTCCATTGTTAGACTACTTAATACTCTAACAAAGGCTTTAGAACCTCATCAAATTTTATATATATAATATTTATAGATGTCATCCCCTGATTTGAACGATCTTAAATTAGATTTAGAAATGGAACAAACCAATCAAAAACGCCTAATTAACAAATACGCAAAACGTGTGGAGGAGTATCGTGAACAAGGTATGATGTATTCTATCTATATTAAAATGCCCGATCTTACAGAACTCTATGCCGCCTGGCTGAAGTCGGGCGACCGTGTTGCGGAATTAAAGGCACAAATAAAGGCGAAGAAGCACTCATCAAAACAAACAAAAAAGGCGAAACATTCTAAATCCCACTCAAGTCGTCATTCAAAGAGCAGAACACCTACACCACAATATCAAGTTACCATGGTATCCCCTCCTAAAGGTCATTCATATGGAGTAACCATGGTATCCCCTCCTAAAGGTCATTCATATGGAGTAACCATGGTATCTCCTCCACCTGAAGGGCATAATTACCATGGCATGACAGCCCATGTCCCAAAGAATAATCATGTATCACCTCACGAAGCTCCAGGAAATACATTAAGTCGTTCTGAGAGATCCCCTTCTAGAAGTGGAAGCACGCAGTATTCTACATCCTCGAGGGCGAGTGCCTTTGCCGTGACTCTCCCATCGCGCGCCCAAAAAGCAAGACGCGCAACTAGACGTGCCAGGCGACCCCTCTAAGCATTGCTTCGCACCTTCAAGTTAATACAGGCATCAAGTGTGGATTCCCAGGCCTTCAAGGGCTTTGTTCTCTTGAGCTTCAGCACCTCTTCAGCCTTGGCTAGCCTCTCCTTCACTGTTTCCATGACGTTCTTCGTGAGACTCACGTCATAGAAATCAATAGGCTTCGTATCCATGGTCGCCAGCAAGGAGACCATGGGTGGTAAATGGATATCCACGCGTAGCTTGCCTTTACGCACAAGGTCCCTGTATTCGTCGATTGAAACAGGACCGCCGAACAGCTTCAAGATCTGACGGGGGGGCGCAGGCTTAACAGGACCACCGACAGCTGGCCCATACAGGCGATTGAGGAGGGAGAGTTGCTCCCAGCGCGCATAGGAATCCTGTGACATATCAAAGAGGTAGGCCATCGCGCATTCAGGCGAACAGTAATTTCCCTGGACCTGAATATACTCTCCTTGATCACGAACAGGAAGTATAACGGGCCTTGTATCGAACTTATGACAGCACCAGAAACAAGCAACATCGACACGCTCAGGAAGGGCCTTTGTCTCCTCAGAGCCCTGGAACTGGACTAATAGGGTGGCCTTCTTGTAATAATCGGGTTCTGTGGTTGTTGATGTGGTTGTGGCTGTAGTCGTAGTCGCAACAGGCGCGACTACGATATTTTGAAGGGTCTCTACGGATTCACAGAAGGGGTCATCTGTTGCGGCATCGTAGGGCTCCACATTTGTGGGGGGCACAGGGTTGTATTGAATGGGCGTGTCATGAAATATGACATCCTTGCTTTGAATGGGAAGATGAGCGATCAGGGGTTTTCTCGCTTCAGGCTGAAGGGATCCCTCGATTCCATCAGGTGTTACCACGGCAACTACGGAGAACTTCTTCTTGGCCCCGCGTTTCGGCTTAACTGATTCTATAGGTTCTTCTAAGACATTTCCTTCAACAGGCACGATGGTGGTTATAATCTTTGCTCTGCGTCCTCGACCACGGCCTGACATCTCTATTCCATTTTGGCTATGAACGTTTAGGCCCTTGGGACACCAGAGCTCTTCGCTCTGGTATCCAGGTTTAAATGATAGATGGTCCCTAAAGGGACCATCGATGATGCATTAATCTAGGAAATCAGGATGAAAATATCTAATGTTCGACTTAAGCCGCATGTCCCTTTTCCCCCTAGAGGGATGACAACCATCCAAAAAGACTTCTGGTGTTCCCGCGTTCGCACATATTTTGATACCTTCGTTAAAAATCCCCAATCGCTCCAACATCTTCTCCTATTCGGCCCACCCGGATCCGGAAAAACTACTTCCGCGCAATGGCTCGTCAACGAAATCTGGCAGCAGCACAAGTCCCTCATGTGTATCTCCATGAACGCCGCAGATGAACGGTCCCTCGAAGCCATTCGGCAAAAGATCTTCCCCTTCCTCCGCGCCTCGTGGACGGCCCTCGAAACCGGCACGTCCAAGCCCCGTTTCATCATTCTTGATGAATGCGAAACGTTGACAGAGGCCGCTCAGCTCTCTCTTCAAACTATTTTAGACAAGGATCCCAAGGAGGTCTGTGTTATTCTCATCTGTAATTCACAGAGTCGCATTCATCCCAAGCTCAGACAGCGTCTCCTTCGCATCCGTTATGATCCGCCCAATACAAATACAAAATCAGAGATGCGCACGGCCTTTCATGAAATTACGCGCGGTGATCTCAGACTCACGAGCAAGAAAGTCTCCATGGACGATCGTCTCTGGTTCTATTTGAACGGGCATCCAAAGAAGATTGCGATGTTCTTACAGGACACTGATGTAGACCTCACCATGATTCTCTCAGAACTCCTCATTCTCTCAAATCTCCTCGCCACCCTCGATGAAGAGTTTTTAACGGCACTCAATATCACAATTCCAATCATGAACGCAGGTTTACAACAGTCCTGTGTTAACTCTCTTGTTGTCAACTTAATTGCGCTCTTTCAGAAAGGATTCGCAGCAAAAATTTGATCGACGTTTATCCTTTAAACTCAAATCAAACACAACCCCTTAAAATGTCGAAAGCACTCGCAATATCCCCGCTTCGCATTTCAACAATGACTGTGACAGCCAAGTGGGGCCTTCCGATCCAACTAGATGTCCTCTTCGATCAGCTCAAAAAGCACCTCATCCCTATTGGTTATTATGGGGCAGGGGTGCTTAAAATCGAACACAAGGGCCAAGTGTTCGGGGCCTGCTACAAGGATCTCTTCACGAATCGAAAGGCAACCGAGGACTCCTTCTACAATCAGTCGACCGTTGTCATTCGACAACCTTTTAGTGGCGGCTGGAAGGAGCTCAATATGAAGCTGTTCTCCATCGGGAGCATCCAGATGACGGGGGTGACAGACCAGGACTTTGCGGTGAAGACAGTCGAGTGGCTCCTGGCCTTTATTGAGACGCTGCCCCAAAGCCCTTTCGCAGGCAAGGCGGCCGTCACAGATGTCGATATCTCCCTCATTAATACGGATTATTCGCTCAGTCACAATATCCAGCAGGACAATCTCCACAAACTCTTCCTGGAGCGCTACAATCTCTTCTCAATGCTGGAGAAGACCATCTACCAGGGTGTGAATACCAAGTTCTTCTACAATAATAACAATAATGAGTCGGGCGTCTGTGCCTGCAAAGGATTCTGTAAGGGACAGGGCAAGGGAAATGGTGACGGGGATTGTAAGCGTATAACGATGAGTATCTTCCGCACGGGGAAGATTATTATTACCGGCGCAAGAACCATGGATCAGATCAATCGCGCCTATAAGTTCTTGAATAAGGTATTCCAGGAGCACGCACCAGAAGTGCTGATTACGAGATGATTGAATATTTGAATCAAACGCGTTAATTTGATCCAGAATGAACTATCTCTAGTCTTCAGAATTCAGAATGTCGACCTCTACTCCGGCTCAAACAACAACCGTCACCGGCGGCGCTAATCAGGATCCCCTTCCTAATGCTACCTGCCTCGTTCAGGCCGCAAAACTCGCCATTAAGGATGATAAGCCCATTCAACTGGACTATTATGCTGCCACCTATATTGGCACAGCATTCTTGGGCGAGGATGCCAAGACCAAGGAGAAGGTTCTGGTAAAGTCCAAGGAGGAGTTCACCTCCCTCATTCAGAAGCTTTACAAGGTCGAGAATGACTTTATTATTGTCACGGAGAACTCCATCTATGTTCTGTCAGGAAAGCTCCAGAAGCGCAAGGTGGATTTGGCGGCACTTCAGGCGGACGAATAGGGCGAGCAACCCTGCTCTTTGATTGCGGCTTAGCCGCAATCTTAACGAGGTAATACGCCTCCCCCTTTAGGGGGAGGCAGCCGCTTATTTTATTAAATATGGAAGTCTCATCTAAAGGCGAGGCGTAATTTCTATTCGCTGCAGCCTCTTGTTTTTATTAAATATGTAATGCTTACCTATTTAATAATAAATCCATCACCTATCCATCACTTATTGCTTGTTCTTGAATCCCTGGGCTGGCTTGGTGTAGAACCCCTCCGCCTCCTTGCCACCGGACAACAGAGCGCGGTCGCAAACAATGTACTGGAACATCGATAGCACAACCAATACGGCGGCCATGATAAGTCCCTGTCCTCCTACAGCCAACTTCAACATCAATGGCATCTTTGTGAAGAGGATCATGATAACATTGATGATGGTGAGTGCTCCGAGTACTGCGTAAATCACGAAAATAATGTAATAAAGATCGCATACAGTCTTGCTGCTAACACTTTTCATCCAGCTGGGTTCCATTTTGTTTCTAAACATAGCTCATAAAAAAATACGCGGCTTAACTAGAATGGCAAAGAAGTCTTGTCGCCGAAAGTCCAGCCGTACGCGTAAAACAAAGAGACATCACAGGCGCCACCGAGGAGGCTACCAGCTTCAGGGTGCCGATATCAAGGAGTCTCTATCCGGATCCAGTTCCTCCAAGATGTCGATGGCCCAGGGCGAGGATTTTGCTCGATACCATGCCGCCCAGCACGGCGGTGTGGCGGACTACAACCAGGCCTTTGATACAATGACCGATGCACAGATGCTCGCATCTTCGATGTCCGATGGTCCACTCAGGGCCATTGCGGATGTCCGAGGACTGTCGGACCAACAGCCACCTCCTCTCGGCCCCACGCCAGCCAGCCCTGGTTCTACCAATGGTGGGCCTTCCTGCGGCAACATGCTCGGAGGTCGCCGTAGACGCAACAAGAAGACAAGCAAGAAGTCTAGGAAGGCGAAGAAGAGTCAGCGAAAGAGTCAGCGAAAGAGTCAACGAAAGAGTCAGCGAAAGAGCCAACGCGGTGGATCTCTCGGCTATGCGCCTGTCTCAGCCCCCGGCCTCCTCTTGGATTCAAGGGCTGCCTATACCCAGGCCGGTTTGAACCCTGAATACTACCAGCGCAGCTCTACAGAGCAGCTAGTGGCAGATATGCGAGATCGCGCATAAAGTGTAATACAAAACTTAATAATAGGTGATTTATACTATAAAATCACCTATTATTTAATATAATCAAGATAGTAATATTTATCTATAATAGTACCTATAAGTAGATGCGGGTCAATTATTCCACAGGGTCAGAATTCCTAGAGCGACAAGGGTTGGGCTCGTCTAATAAATCTGTATGTAATACTGATTATGATAGACGATTTAATTTGAAGGAGATTATAGATGCGTATGAATTAAAAAATAAGACTTTAAATATTACTTTATATGGCAAGCCTGTCAACGTTGTAAATGCTCTTAATATACAGGGGGATTTAGATGATTATCCTGCGGATGTAATGCTGAATATATGTTCTTCTCCCGATAAGGCCCCTGATACTGTTGAAATTGTTCTTAAGTATCATGTTGAAGATATACTTAGGAGACGCCGACAAGCT